AATGGGGGGGGGTAACGGTTGAAAGAAAGTCAATCCTCTCGCCGCAACCCCGGTCAATGAGGTCAGAAGCATACACCATGTACCCCGCCTTTTCAAATTCTTTTACAAGATGTCCTTCTCCGCAGGCACATTCCCATATTATCGGAGAAAATTGTTCAACCTCTGTAAGAAGCTTTGCGGCTTTAGGCTCTGTCGCGTAATAGTCATGAATCTCTCGCTCATTCTGTGCGTAATTGCGCGCGCCGAGAATTGCATGAGCAGAGCGGCTGTTTCCGGTCCAATCTTTCATTTCTGCCTCATTTTTGCTTCACATTTCGGGCATACCTGCAATCCTTCGGGAATGATCTCGCCGCAATACACACAGAGTTCTGCATTTTCACCGCGTAAAGGCTGTGTAGCAATCTCCCCGCCGCACGCCGCGTATCCGGCAATGTCGATGAACGTGTCAGATTTAGGTGATTTTGCGGTAATGGCACGCGCCACCTTGAACTCAATAAGCATGATGGCAACATCGGTAGCTGTTATTGAAACATCATATCCTTTTGCTTTGAAATGACTCATCCACATTTCAGCAATAGCCTTGAAATTATCTTCGGGCTCTCCGTATTGTTTATTGCGATCCGTGCATACGCAGGTTCGTGCGCTTTCCAGAATTTCTTCCCGTTTCATAAAATCCCTCCTATATAAATAGATACTAACAGAATAACTGCAATCAAGCTCCCCACGCAGAGAAACACTCCTGACCGAGAATCTTTGCACCCGATTCCGGAAAGATAGAGAAGCAGCATAATGAGGAACAGCATGACTTGCAATACAGTGAGCATAATTCGCGTCATATCGACTTCCTCCGTTCACGGTCACGTATGATCCAATCCGGAAGTTTTCTGCTTGTACTGTAGCTGAAGCTGACAGAAATTTCCAACGCAAACTCCTTACCGCACTCAGGACAGTCAATAGTATGTGTGCCGTCTTCATACGCTTCGGGTGTATCCGCATCACACTCAATAATCACACCGCACCAAGGGCAATAGATTTCATCCTCACAGCTTGTATCGCGACCCTCCTGAATATCTTGCAGTACATCCTTCATGTGCTGTTTTTTTTTTTTTTTCTTGCAGG